TTATAACGAGTTACAAGTTATAACGAGTTACAAGTTATAACGAGTTACAAGTTATAACGAGTTACAAGTTATAACGAGTTACAAGTTATAACGAGTTACAAGTTATAACGAGTTACAAGTTATAACGAGTTACAGGTTACAACAAGTTACAACATATTTAATCTGTTATGTTAGGTGATATATAGAATGCAACTTTACTGTCATCTCCTAAATTATATTTTAATACCATTGGGAAATCATTACTTAAACAAACATCAATTGTTGCGCCCAATTTTGTTGAACAACACATCTTACAAAGGTTATTTAAACTAAATGATATATTTAATTCATCGCCCTCAGCAATAGCATATTCATTTAAATCATCAATTGGTATATTAACTTTTAATTTTGCTGAATCGCCACTAGCATTTAATTCAACAACTGTCTCATTACATTTTATATTTAAATCTTGACCGAAGGTGTTTAATTCAGATAATACATCAGAAAACTTTTTTGAATTAATAGTAAAATCAACCTCATAATCTCTAATAGGAATTGATAACACATCTTCTTCAACTTCAAATAAATTTAATTCAAAAAAGTGGTCGAATGAACCGCTCTTTTCCTTTGCGTTTAAAAAACTAATAAATAACTTATCGTTATTAACGTCAGAATCAAAATTAAACTCAATGGTATCGTGCTTTAAAGCATAATTCATTAAAATCGCAAAATGACTGGAATCCAGAGAAAGTTTGCTATTATTTTTGCAATCATATGATGAAAACCATTTGCATTGTATCTCAATTTCTGCTAAACACGTATGAGTCTTATCCATCGACTGAATATATAATTTATCTGGCTTAAAATGCATATTAATATGCGAACTCCAATTTTTCAGTAATTGAAAAATAGATACAAAAATCTCTTGTTTTAATTTATTTTCTATTGTTAAGCGCATTGTATATATTATATAATTAATTATGTTTAATATATAATTATTATAATGTTATATATTTTACAATAATATATTATAATAATTTTGAAATAAATGTTATTATTTAAATTGTTTGCGATAAGGCGACATGCTCGTCGTCAATAATATTAATACCAGAATTAAGTTCGTTTTCAATTAATTCTTTTAAATTTGTTCCAACTAATTCATTTTGGGAACTATCTTCATTAAAATCATTAAATTGCGATAACTCAGTTGAATCTAACATGTTATCCAACGTTTGACAATTATAAACTGCTTCATTTTCGCCAGACATATTCATTGAAATCTCAAGTATTTTGTTACTATTAGACATTGCTAATTTTTGAATTTCATTTAATAAATGTCGGTTATATAATAAGTCTTGTTTCAAGTTTTCAACTTGAGTTTTTAAATCTTTATTATCTTTAACAGATTGCACGGTTGCGCTCTTTGTTTGAATAAGTGTTTGCTTAACTGTTTCAAATTGTTGTTTTAATAAATTCATTTCTGGACCACTGGAAACAGACGCAGACCCAGACCTTTTCTCAAGCGATTCTAATCTGCTGGTTATTGATTGTAATACACTTGTATCAATCAACACCATTTCTTGTCCGTCAATAGCTACGCTTTGAGATTGTGGTTGTATTTCTTGTAAATTAGCAAGATTAATCATTTTTGACTCGATATTACCCAATCTTAATGTAATTAAAGTTATTGCCTGAGCGATAGTCATTTTACTAACACTAGACAAACCATCAGTTGTAGATTGTTGTTTTTGTTGTTTTTGCTGTTGTTGCTGTTGTTGTTTTTGTTGTTGTTCGACTTGCTGTCCTGCTAAACGTCCAGTAGGCATACTTGGACCTTGTCCTGGCCTCGCTTGATTCGCAAACATTTGGGCGGAATTAATGGACGGTTGAGGTCCTCGTCCAGGAGCCATTGTTTCGCTTGTAGGACCGGCTCGTCTTCTTTGTGCTGCTTGTATACTCATTGATATAATTTATATATAATTTGTTTCTAAGTTCTTTACGCAACAACGATTAATACACTTAAAAATGTAAAATTATAATGTGTAAATAGTCTTAGAAACAAATTTTAAGCGACCATTTGTAGCTTAATTGGTTCATGACTTTTGTAATTATGAATTTCAAAATCATCAATTTGATAATCATTAATATTGTCTCTGATTTGTTTAATTGTTAGTGTTGGAAATTCCAATGGTTCTCTTGTAATTTGTATTTTCATTGGTTCAACATGGTCTTCGTATATATGACAATTGCCAACAAAATGAACGAACTCATAAGCTTCTAAACCACAATGTTTTGCTATCAAGTGTGTTAAAAAACTATAAGAAGCTATATTGAATGGAATTCCTAGTGGGAAATCTCCACTGCGTTGGTATAAAGCACACGATAATTGATTTCCATTATGAACGTTAAATTGACATAAAATATGGCATGGAGGTAGAGCCATATAATTGAGTTGGCACGGATTCCAAGCAGACATGATTAGACGCCTGCTGGTTCTAGTTGCAGGATTTTTAAGTTGTTCGATAATTTGTTGTAATTGGTCTATTCCATCTGTTACAGCAGTTCCATCAGCAGAATTATATTTGGCATTAAAATGGCGCCACTGGAAACCATAAATCATTCCCAAAATATCTTCAGGGTATTCTGACAAATTTCTACTATCTAAAAACTCTCTGGAGCCATTAGCATCCCAAATATGGACGCCTTGGTCTTTTAAAATTTTATTATCAGTTTGTCCGCGAATAAACCATAAAAGTTCCTTTAAACAAGTCTTCCAGGCGGTTTTTTTAGTAGTTAGTATTGGAATTTTTCCATTTTCAAGAGAGAAGCGCATTGAACGTCCAAATATGCTTTTGGTTTTGCCATTACGACCGTCTTCCCAAACACCATCAACAATAATGTTTTCAAGTAAATTTAGATACTGATATTCTGCGTGACTATACTTATTAATATTTAAAAAAATGTTATCTGAAATTTTTTGTGATAATTCGGGATTGTTAGTTGATTTATTATTTTCAGCAACAATAATATTATTTAGGTTAATATCATAATCTTTGGCAATATAATCCATTATATAGATATTTACACTATTGTCTTTAATTGTTTTTTACATATAACAAAAATTATAACAAAAATTATAACAAAAATTATAACAACAATTATAACAAAATTTATGATTTTTTAAAATCTAAATATACCCTATAGATATATGGATAGTTTAGATGAATTAACAAAAATAAGTAGTGGAAAGCCGGGATTTTTAAAACACGTATTTAACTTTGATGAACCCTCTAAAGTAGAAATGTTAAATATAGTTCAATATGGTGTATTAGCATTGATTCCAGTTGTAATATTAAATAAATTAATGCAACGGTTTGTTCCTGAATCTGACGATGAAAAGGGTTCTGTTGAAATAACGGCTGAGGTTTTAGCGCAAATTATTGCAATGTTTTTAATAATGCTGATTATTCATAGAATAATTACATTTGTACCAACATATAGTGGTGAAAAGTATGTAGACTTTAGTATAACTAACATAATTTTAGCAATGTTAGTTGTTATTTTAAGTTTACAAACAAAGTTAGGCGAAAAGGTATCAATATTAGTAGATCGTTTAATAGACCTTTGGGAAGGTCCAAAGGGTAAAAAAGGGCAAGGTAATGTAAAAGTAACACAGCCGATTTCTCAAAATCAAGCTGCAATGAACCAGTCCTTAAGTTCAATGGGATCGACTTCTATTAGCGCGTTACCTCCAGCCCAAACAACCCAGACCCAACAAACGCCCGATTATAACCAAATGTATCAACAGGGTTCTACCCCTTTAGTTGGAGCGGCAACGCCAGGTATGGAAACATTTGAACCAATGGCTGCAAATTCTGGAGGGTCGAGCGCGTTTGGTTCATGGTAATATAATAAATAATAAATTATTACGAATTATTACGAATTATTACGAATTATTACGAATTATTACGAATTATTACTAATTATTACTAATTATTTTTTAAATTAACTTTAAAAAATGTTATGTTATATTAATAATTACAATGGATGTTAATAAGTTATTGATTGCGCTAGACAATGATAATAATGAAAGCATAATAAATTTAACTACAAAAAAAATAATGGAGGTAAATTTAAAAATTCTAAAAGAATTACATTTGGACAAACCAGTAACATTAAATTATTTAAAAAAAATAAAAGGTTACCGATACGTAGATGAGATTAATGATTTAAAATATGGTGCATTTATTAAATGGATACCAATATCAAACCCAAATTATTTACCATTACATCATTGTGGAATAATATGTGAAATAAAAATAACAGACGACGGAATATTAATTAGATGTAAAAACTTTATGCATCGTCATTATGCATTTAAAATGGATGAGTGTTTAATATTTCAAAAATTAACAACACAAGAACAAATAATAATAAACGCCATAGATCATTTGGAAAATATAAAAGAACAAAGTGATGAAGATGAAGATGACGACGACGATGATGAAGACGATGAATAAGAATAAGAAGACGATGAATAAGAAAACAAATACGGCAAATGTGAATAAATATTTATAATATAATAATAAATTATTATAAATATTTTGTCGTCATGTTTTAGTATTAATGTTTACGGGTTTTATTTTTGTTTAACACAATATTAGTTTTCCTGAATTTAACAGATTGTGTTTTTTTACACTGAAATTTACCGCGAGTATATCCTTTATTGTTAAATATGGTTTTAGTGCAAATGCCTATTGATTTAGCTTCATTTTTGCTATTTATCTTCTTAATACATTTGCAAAGTTTTGAAGCCATAATTTTTTCAGCTTGATTTTTAAGCATCCGTTTAGATTTTGGTATATTTAAATTATAAAATGTTAAAATACTAACATAATCGTTTTTTGTTAATTCAGGAGACATAACCCTATAATAATAATAAATATTTTATTATTATTATTTTTAAAAGTATATAATATAATGCCTTGTGGGTTTAATATAGTAGTATTTGATTTAGATGAAACCTTAGGATATTTTATGGAATTTGGCATGTTTTGGGACGCATTAAAGTCATATTTAAAACAAGCTAATTTAAAACAAGCTAATTTAAATAAAATAACTATAGATCAATCATTGTTTAATACAATATTAAATTTATATCCAGAGTTTTTACGTCCAAATATTATAGAAATACTAAAATATTTAAAAAAGAAAAAAGAAAAAAATCATTGCGACAAATTGATGATATATACTAACAATCAAGGACCAACCGAATGGGCTAAATATATAATGAATTATTTTGAGACAAAAATAAATTATAAAATTTTCGATCAAATAATAGCAGCATTTAAAGTGCAAGGTAAACGAGTTGAATTATGTAGAACAACACATCAAAAGACCCATTCAGATTTGATAAAGTGTACGAAAGTGCCAGAAGATACACATATATGTTTCTTGGACGATGTATTTTATCCAGATATGAGTAATGAAAACATATATTACATAAACGTGAAGCCATATGTATACGATTTAGATTTCAATGTGATGATAAATAGGCTTTTAAATAGTGGAATTTTATTAGGAGACACAACACACTGTAAAGAGTATATTTTAAATTTTATTAAAAAATATAACTATAATTATGTAGATAAGTCCCCTCTAGCACAATATGTTGACAACACTATATCCAAAAAAATACTCCAACACCTTCACACCTTTTTTAAAACAATACATGCGCCACCAGGACTAAACCATCCTTACAAGTTTACAAAACGAAATAAGGTTATTCATAATAAAACACTTAAAACTCGTCATAAGTAATACGTAACTTGTTACGTCATTTATTAACTAAATTGTATAAACGTTAAATATTGCTTTATATCTTTTAAGTATGACATTAATATAGTATTAATAGTTGTTGTTGCTAATAAAAATGTTCCGGCACTAAACGCAATTTTAGCATCCAGTCCTGTAAACTTTACTCGCCTAAATGGATTAAACCGATAAATTAAAAACAAACTAACATACAGTTTAACATAATATTGTAAATTATCTAAATATTGTGGTGCATTTGCAGACAATCCTAACGCAATTGATATATATAATGCCCATGTTACATAAACAGCGATATCATATATGTTATTTTGAAATCTATGAATATCTTTATTAAACATAATGTATAATATAAACGCATATATTTATTTATAATTAACAATCTATATTTGAAATGACAACAGTGTAAAATGAAAAACTAGTTTAGAATAATTTAATTTATTTAATATTTATATATATAAATGAACCTTAATAGTTTTACCGAACAATCTACTTTACAAAGACAACAAGATGTTTATTCGAGGTCATATTTAAGAAATATTCCATCTCAGACATTACAGCCATATTTAGATGTTCGACCAGTTCTAACCAAATATTCTATATTGCCTATTGTGGACCCCAGAAAAACAGTAGAAACTCCTTTAGTTCAGCAAGCAACTTATATATCCGAGTCCATTTTTAATCCGGGCAATGATTTTGGGCCTTGGTCTGGATATGCATCTAATGTTAATCGCGAATCTGAATTAAGAAACCAACTTTTTGCTTTACAGCATTGTAGCCAAGCTACTTATATTCCATCTAGTAAGAGTAGTTTGTATCAAATAAACTGGGAAAATCAAAATAAACCCAGCCAGCCATTTGATGACCTATTTAAAATTGATACTTTTAATCCAATTAATCCAAATCCTCATCCAGATAAAGTTGGATTTGCTTTATTCAATAATTCAACTAGACAACAAATAAAAGATTTAACAAAATCTAATTAGTTTGTTGCAATTAAGTATAGCTCGTTAATATAATTATTCGTTTATATAATTATGTTTATATTATTTTAATTAAATAATATAAAGAAGATGTCAGACGAACTTGTAAACCAACTTACTCTTGATTATTTAATAAGCAAAAAACAATTACAAAAACTAAATAAAAAACTACAAGAAACTAATGCAACGAACAAAACAAGTGACAAAGAAATATATAATGAACGAATTATCCTACTTTTTAACAATTTGTTAGTTAATGCTTCTCCAGAAGATTTGTTACAAGAAGTTAAGACCGGGTTTGATTTCTTTTTAGATAAATGTATATATTACTTTAAGGCTCGTGATAATAATGAACTTTTAGAAAAAGACAGAAATCATAAAAAGGATGATTATTCGCATAATATAATTTATGACGAACATGCTTATAAAAAAGAAGAGCGAGACATTGAAAGAGGGGATTATCAAGAGAATGTTGCAGACGACGAAGACGAAGAAGACGAAGACGAAGAAGACGAAGACGAAGAAGACGAAGACGAAGAAGACGAAGACGAAGAAGACGAAGACGAAGAAGAC